CCGTCCGCGATCAGCTCTCTGAGCCATGCCGCGGCAAAGGGTTCGAATTCGTTGTAGTAGGCGGTCATTCTTCATCTGCCGCCAACTCGCCAGCCAATGCCTTGTAGCCACAGCCGTCCGTATAGTTGTCCATTTCCTTTGGACTGGCGTTCGTTCTACAGGTCTTGGCCCAATCAAAACACAGACCGACCTTGTAGATTGGAATTTCAACTCCAAGAATGACTTCCCAGCCCTTCGCTATATTGGTGAAGTTTTCTTTCGCGTCGCCATGCTGCTTATGGCGGTCGCCAGAAATCAGGCTGGACGCTTCTTTTAAGATCCGTTTCCGCGCCTTCATGCCAAATCTTCCTTGGCGATATTTTTGGCGGCGTGAATTTTCAGCGGTGTGATTTTCACCTGTACGCAATCCCGGTAGCCGTAGGATTTTTTGATATCCATTTCGGTAATCTGGGAATCGTCTTCGTAGACGATCCCATTCAGCGCATCGCTGATTGCCTTGCCAAGATTGTCCAGATCCGGTCGGTGTGTATGGCCTAGCAGCCCAGCTTGTGCGGCCAGCCGTTTCCATGTCGGCCACGAAGCCGGAACTCTGAAACATGCCATCACCTCCATTTTGACTGCACCGCCTAGCGGCGGCTTGCTCTGCATTTCGCGTCTGGCGATTTCAGCAACGCGGTCTTCATACTGTTTGGTTTTTTTGGGCGTGTAGGTACGCCTCCTTGAAAACCGCGGACGGCCCTTTGCGACGGGTTCAGACCAGATGATGAAGACAACCGGATCGCGCATTACTCCGGCAGATCCATAAAATCATCGGCAGTGACGTGGCCGTGGGTCTGTTCCCAGATCCGCGTCATGATTTTTTTCGTGGGGAAGCGGTCGCCTGCGCAATATCTGTTTACTGCCTGACGGCTGGTGCCAATCTGGCGGGCGAAAGCTGCGCGGGTGGTGGAATTTTCTTCAATGAAGTCGGTCAATTTCATGGCGCGACCATACGCACCTAAATGGTGCGGGTCAATTATAAAATGTCACCAAATTGGCGACAGACAAAAAATAATACTACATCTATGATTGACCATGAAAAATCGAATCAAGGAATTCCGCACGACGAGGGGCTGGAGCCAGGAAAAATTAGCCCAGTCTGTAACTCCTGCATCCACACGTCAGCAAATCGCCCGACTGGAAACCGGCCAGCGGCGACTGACCATGGAATGGCTGACCAGGCTGGCTACAGCATTACATTGCGCACCAGCGGATTTTTTTTCTGGTACTGAACAACCGCCTTCAATTCCTTCTGGTACAGTCGCCATGGTGCAAGAAGTCGATGTTTTTGCGAGTGCGGGCGCCGGTAGTGTTATCGACCATGAGAATGACGGCCAGCAGTGGGCTTTCCCCGCCGGTTGGGTGCGGGCTGAATTATCCGCTCCCGTTTCTGATCTGCGTATCATCACCATCGAAGGTGATTCCATGCAATCGGAACCGTCTCGGCGCGGAGACTTAGATCCTGGCGATAAGGTGATCGTAAACATCGCCGCCAGGTCGCCAACGCCGCCAGGCATTTTTATTGTCCATGACGGTATCGGTCTGGTCGCCAAGCGGGTGATGTTTCTTTCTGGTAGTGATCCCCATGCCGTTCGTCTTGTTTCGAATAATTCCGAATACCCCGACTACGAACTCACTGCTGAAGAAGTTCACATCATTGGTCGCGTGGTCGGACGCTGGCAGCGTCTATAAAAAAATGGCCCGATGCACCATGATTACTCCGTAAACAAATAGGGTATTTAATTGCGGAGGGATGGAGCCGGGGTATTTCCCTGCAAAAGTCCCCTGCAAAACTCTCTTTTTGCCCGGAAGTTTTGCCGGGAGAACCGGGCTAAACAAATAGGCTATTTAAATAGGCAGGTTTTTTTATTGCCGTCCCGATGCTCCCCTGATCTGTCACCATTTTGGTTTTTATATCTTGACTTGTCACCATAATGGTGCGCATGATGCGACATGCACCAGGAAATCACAGCGACATGGCGACACTTTGTACAGACGCGCCTAGACGACGTTCTCAATGAAATCGACTACCTGGACGCCGGAGAAACCACCTACAGCAACCGCGATACCCGCGACCGGATGAAACAACTCTGGGAAGCCAGAAATGTCTTCCGCCGCGAACTGGCGCTGCTGACGCCTGACGAGGCCGCCTGATGACTGACGGGGTTTACCATCGCGGCTACCTGCCGATCGACTGCGGCGATGAAGCGCGCCGGAAAACGGACCTGACAGAAGAACAAAGGTCTCTTTGTGAACTGCGTGACGCCATGTGGCTCCGGTCGGAAAGAGGCCAGGTCCATCTTTTTCAGAAGCGCCATGGCGAACTTGATTACAGCTACATCGCCGTGGCCATCCCACCAACAGAGGTCAAAAAATGAAATCCGAATACGAGCCGCAGCTTGGCGATCAGGTTGTTTACAGCACTGATTACAAGCGCCGTGAAGGCCGAATTGTCGGTCGCACGGTTGAATTAGACCCGAAATTCAATGTGGAAATTTATGAAGCCATTTTGCCGAATACAGAAAAAAAGAAATTAGTTGTCACCAATGTGCCGATGACAGCGTTACGCAAAAAGGAACAGAAAAAATGCCCGACACAAAAGACGACGGCATCATTCACATTGACGACAGTCGCGTAAAGATCATTTGCCCAGAATGTCATGGCAACGGCTTCTATCGAGAAGTCGATGACCACGGTTCACTTGTAATCAAACAGTGCCAGCGGTGCGACAGCGAGGGTGAACTATGATCGCGCGAATTTCCCAGCACCTTGTTGAAGGTGTTCTTTTCAGCGTTGTCGTCTTGTCGCTAATTTTTTGGGCTGACATTTTAGAGACGTTGCTGAAATGACGGCAACCTCAGCACAATGGTCTTGTGCCTGCGGCTATAGCGGCGCCATGGGAGTGACGGATAGCCGCTGGTCTTTTTCACGGGACTGCGTACGCCGCCGTCGCGAATGCCCGAAGTGTCAACATAAATTTACGACGTACGAAACAACTGAATGCCAGCCAATTCTCACGTTGGTATCACCTGAGGAAAAACAACTTCTGGATTTCATTGGCACTTGGATGCAGCGGCATGACTAGCGCGCTTGAACGCCACAACATATTTTGGCTGTCATCATCTTCCTTGAACTTGGCAAGGGCGTCTCTGGCTCTGTGGATGCTTCAGTACCTGTACAAAATTCGCGGCCCTGCATCGCTTCATATGTATCGCGGGATTGCCGGCGAAGACGGCGTTGCCGCTGCGCTGGCCAACCCCGACATGGAAATCGAAGAAGCCATTGCCATCTCCGAAAGTGTTCTGAAAAGCAATACAACCGGCGGCAAGATCACCGGCAGCAAATTCGACCCGGATGAGGTTGAGAAGACGCGCCAGCTTCTGGCCGGATATTCAACCAGCCGCATGGAATACCCCGGCGTCGTTCGTAATGCCGTTGAAGCGTTGCGCCCATATGGCAAGCCATCGTCCGCCCAGGAACGCATTGAAGTCATGCTTGAAGGTGTGCCGGTGCCGATCACCGGCTTCAAGGATTTCAGCTATGACGACCACGGCGTTGATATCGATCTGAAATGCCCAGCGAAGTTGCCGTCATTCATGGCCGCGGATCACAGGCTACAGGGGTCAATCTACTGGGCGGCCAGCGGCAACCGGGCGCAGCGTTTTTGTTACGCCACCGCCAAGGAAGCACAAATTCTGGAGCTGGATGCCGATACCTGCCGCACATCATTGCGCACGGCAACGGGCATCGCGCAGACCCTTGAAAGATTTTTGTCCATTTCCAATGACCCCGCCGAATTGGCGGCACTGGTTATCCCTGACTATTCGGGGTTCCGGTGGTCAGAGCCGCAAATTGAAGAAGCACAGAAAATTTTTGGATTTTAACCCCAGAGCAAAGGAGAAAAGATCATGGGACTGGGACTGAATATTGGTAACAGTGAAGGGGGGGATTTTCTTCCCATAATAAAATTTGACGCCAGAGCCGGGAGATGGTCCCGCATAGACCGTTCGCAAGATGCGTCCGGAATATGGGGATCTGACGCTGTCGACATCACGGCGAGTTTTTCCGCTGCATTCGATGTCGCGGATTGCGAGGTCGGCTGGCTTAAATTCTATGAAGGCGTCAGCAAGGTATTGGTCCCCATGGGCGAGCCATTACCGCCGCAGACATCTCCGGATCACAAGCAGGGTTTTTCCATGACTGTTAAATTGTCTGCTGACTGCGGTGGCGATCTGCGTGAATTTTCCTCATCGGCAAAAGTGGTCTGCGCAGCGATGGATGCGCTGGTAGACAAGGTGGAAGCATCGCCGGAATACAAAGAGGCGAAAATTCCGATCATCGGCTGCGCAAGCAGCAATGCTGTCGTGACGAAAACGCCAGGGGGGACCACAACTAACTACGCCCCTGTTTTTGAAATCACCGGCTGGATCACCCGAGATCAATTCGGAACCCAGCCAGAACCTGCGGTTGAACAGCCAGCGGCAGTTGTGCCGCCGTCACCACCTCCTCCGGCTGGTGCGGTTGCCGCTTCACAGTTCTAACGGCAGTAGGGACCGGGCGGCGCTAACAACGCCGTCCGGTATTTTTTTATGAGATTAATCAACAAGCGGCAACTGGCGGATTATTTATCCGTCAGCCTAACGACCATTGGCCGCATGGCCAAAAGAGGTGAATTGCCTGACCCCATCAGACTGGGGCCGGGGATCGTCAGGTGGGATTTGCAAAAAATTGATTTATTGATCGATTCCAAATCAACAACAAGCGGGTATGATGATCCGGACATACAACTATTGAAAAAGGTGAATCATGGATAAACGACGGAAATATATTCTGGAAGGTTCTCTTGGAGCCTTGATCCAGGAATACCGCGCCAGCCCGGAATTTGACCGGCTGGTTGACGGAACCAGACAAGCCTATCTGAGATCGATAGATCGGCTGACGCCGCTATACCGCGTCAAGGTTGATGAAATCCGGCGGCGGCATATCATCACGCTCAGAAATCAGATCCGCCAGACCCCGGGCGCGGCAAATCATCTGGTTTCAGTTGTCAGCGTGTTGATGAAATTTGCGGTGATGATGGAGTATCGGGACGACCTGCTGGCGGGAATTGAAAAGCTGCCGATTGGCGAGCATAGCAGATGGTCAGATCAGGATGTGGAATTTGCCCTGGATAATTTTCCAGAGCATCTCAGGCGGGCTGTCGTTCTGGCCCTTCACACCGGCCAACGCGCCAGTGACCTGGTCAAGATGAAGTGGTCTGATTTTGATGGCGAAGGCATCACGGTCACCCAGAAGAAGACCGGCACCAGTTTGTGGCTGCCGTGCAATTTGGAATTGCGGCAAGAACTGGAAGCGTGGAAGGTGGACAGAACGACCATGACAATTCTGTCCAGGCCGAGTGGCCAGCCTTATTCCGCGACGGCGTTATGCGGTGCAATGTCAAAAATGATTGCCAGATGCCAGCCAAAATTACTTGGCTTGCGCTTTCATGGCTTGCGGATGACTGCCGCCGCCAAGCTGGCGGAAGCCGGTTGCTCTGTTCACGAGATTGCATCAATCACCGGCCACAAGAGTTTGCAGATGATCGAGCATTACACGGCTGGTGCAGACCAGATCCGGCGGGCAAAAGCCGCCATTGTAAAATTGGAACAATATTCGGCTAATTAAGCCATAACCCATTGATTTATATATGAATCATAACATGATTGATATCATGCGTTCATTATAAATCAAACACTTACGGGGCAATAGGCGCGCATGGCGTGTCTATTGCCCCCTTTTTGTTCTACTTGCCGGTTGCTCTCCTTTTCATTGTTGAACATTTTTACAAAAACTTAAATGGGGGTGAAAAAAGCCCTTGTAAAAACATTATATGCACCCATATAAAGGGTGTAGCAAAGGAGAAAATCGATGAAAAAGATCACTTTCAAAGGCAAAACCGAAAAGATCACCGCGCCTGAAGAGCGGTGCTTGCGCCAGATGGCCAGTAACGGCTTCGCAGCCGCAGTTTCTGATTTTTCGAGCCATCACCGCGGTGGCTGGCTTTCCACCGATTTGCCGCAAAATCCTGACCGGCTTGAGGCGCTGGGTATTCGCGTCGAATATAATCCGGCCAAAAGGCCATGGATTGTCGAAACCGCACCATCGTCGCAGGCTGAAAAACGAGCCGCTAGGCTTTTTGCTGCGAGGCCTCGCGTTCAGCAGGCCGCGGTCGGCAATCCCCGCCGGATCAACGCGATATTGGCACGGCTGGAAGAGAATAGCTAATCCCCGCCCCACCGGCCTAAACGGCCCTCTTGCCCCGATTTTAGAGCGGGGCATTTGGGGTGAAAGTAATTTGGAGAAGGTTATGGCCCTTAATAAAGAGATTGAAGTTTTCTATGAAAAACTTGCCAAGATCAAGGGCAAGACACCTGCCGATGAAGGCCGCAGAGCCGCCATAGAGGACGATATTGCGCGGTTGGAATTAAGGCGGAAAAAAGAAACCGGCGCCTTGGAAAACCGTTCCCATTTGGAAGCGCAATGGAATGACTGATCAAAAAAAACTTGGCCGTCCGGTGGGCAGCCATAAGTGGCCGCACCGCATCAACGTATATCTGTCAGATGAAGACCGCGCGTTGGTGGACAAGGCCCGTGGTGACGTTTCAATTTCGCGGTACGTCAGGGATGCAGTTGTGGCAAAGGCAAAGCGGCGGGTGAAACAGCTATTTCTTCGTCGCCCTTGCCCTGCTCATGGCCCGGTTTCCAAACCAGAACGAAATGATGCAAGCCAATAGCCCCATTTCTTCTTCCCCAAAGGCACTTTCCAGAGCCGTCGGCCAATCAACGTCTTGATTTGCAATCAGTGAGTATACCAAGCCCACCTCTACGGCTATAAATGTTCCCATGAAAAGATAGGTAATGACCGGCCTGACGCTGGCTTGAAGGGACACAACCCAGCCGCCATGTGCGGCCAGAGCCATGTCGTGTTCATAGAGTTTTTCCGTTTCTACTATATCAGCCTTGGCGTCCAGTTCCTGTAAATTCATGGTGGACAGAGCCTGAGCATACTGTGCCTTGGCTGCCAGCATGGCTAATTCCTGTTTGTTGGCTTGGCCCTGCCTAAAAAAACCGAGAATCTCAGGGATAATGGACGTGGAAAAGCCCAGAAGACTGCCTAAAAGTGCGATCATCTTTTGCGCCCGCTGGGCATCGGCGATCCGCCTTTTCCTACATAGAGTCCGAAGAACGCAGCACCCGCGCCCACGATTGTGGAAATAAATGCCGCCTGTGCATTGGTTGGATCTGACAGCGCCATGAACCACATCGTGGATTCATAAAAGGCGTATATATATGCCAGCATTATCAGCCGGGGGATCACCCGGAACTTATCAAGCAACCCAGCCGTCTGATTGCACCAAGTTTGCGCGTCGTCCCCGGTGGGGGGCGCCAGATCAGAGGCCAGCAATTCGTATTCGCGGGAGGTCTCAACGACCTTGACCACATTGTCAGCCATTGGTGTCTTCTTCCGCCTTCAAAAACAATGCTGAAATTCTGTTGGCCCGTTCGCCGACCTGGTCGGCCCACTGGCTGTCCAGGGCTTCCGTTGCGGCGGTGTCAAAATCACCATCCTTCAAGGCCGCCAGCATACGGGAAAATCCTCGTAATCTGGGCACCCCGAGATTGAATGCCATGTTCGCCAGACCGCGCTGGGCCGGTTCCGGCATCTTGCTCCACCACGGAAACCCGGCATTCAGTTCACTGACAGTGCGCTTGATGTCGTTGTCCAGCAGATCCATCGCCTCGACGGCGGAAATACCTATGGCGTCTAAATTTCTGCCGGTGCCGATCGTCAAGGCGCCAGCCGTGCAATGGTACGGCTTCAGCTTGACGCCTTCGTCCATTTTCAAATCGTCGGAAAGTTGTTTTGCGTCCATTTTTTCTATCGGCTTGGGGCGGTTGAAAATACGTTCCGGCAATTCGCGGTAGACCAGACAGTCATAGTTTTCAGTATGGCCTTTCAACGGCCCGTTGAACTTCCAGCCGTTTATGATGTAGCCTTCAATTTCGTGATATTCGGCATAGCGCAATTCAATTTCTGCGCGGTTTCTCATTTACCGAATGCCTTTTTGAAACTCTTTTCTTCATTTTCTGGCGTCATCATATCGCACGCTATTGTCGATGTGAGGGTGGTGATGTCCTGCACTCGGCGAAATAAGCAAACGTCCAGATCGACGGCCACCAGGCAAACGATGTCGCAGTCATCCTTCGTGAGTTTCCGCCGCCGTATTCCGCGGCTGGTCATAAATTGGTACCACCGGCCATCTTTTTGTGGTGATTTCGAAGCCTTGACCTGGATACGCTTGATGCGTTTGTCCTTCATGGCGATCAAGTCAACGCCTTCCGTCGTCGCCACGACCACGCGCCAGCCGTTCTTTTCAAGACAGGCCGCCGCCAGATATTCGCCTGCGCGACCAACATCATTGTTGTCGCCGACCAATTAACTTGCCCGCGCCAGCCGACGAATTTCTTCTTTCAAATGCTCAACGTCTTTTCCCAGAGACGTTAGTTCGCGAACTTTGGCTTCCAGATTTGACGGCGCAGAGATGTCCGTCAAAATGTTGACGCGCTGACGCAGGTTGTTGGTTTCTACGTCGATGCGGTCAAGACGATTATCGAGTTGCCTGATTGACGCCTTAAATTCTTCAAGTTGAGCGGTGATGGCGCCAATTTGATGTCTGGCGATTGCCATGGCAGCGACAACGCTCGCAAAAACAGCGCCGACAGACAGGAGCATTCGAAGATCGAATTCCATATGAAATCACTTTTCTGCCGCGCTTTCCGCGCGCAACGCTTTCCGATTTATGCGCCATCTTTGAATGAGGACAATAATCGACAGAGCGCCGATGGCCGTGCCGAGCAGAGTGTTGAAATCCCCGCCAAGAATAAAATTCCAAAGTGATGCGGCAAAACCCGATCCGGCGGCAGCGGCGTCTATGTTTTCAGGTCTGATCGTCACGCGGGGTCAGCTTTCGGTGGCGGGTACTTATTCCCGGTCATAGAGAGATCGGTCCCGGTCCCCTGGATACAAGCCAAATTATTCATGTTGGGCCGAGTGACGACGACTGTCCAGCTCCCGTGCGAACTCGCGAAAAGTTCGAATAGCGAATCCCCGGCAAGCCCATGGGCGACGACGATCTCCCGATATTCTTGCAACAGCCGGTCAGCTATCTTGTGATGAGCCTGGCAGATTAAAGGCATCTGCTGGGCCTGGACGGCAGGCATTAAAAAAGCCGCCACGAGGGCGGCTGCGAGGGCGGCGGCGAGGCGGGTCATTCGGGGGTGCCGTCTACTTCTTGGATCGTGGAGGTGCCCGCCTCGACCTCTTCCATCATGCGGGCGTAGTCCGTATTGTTAGGGTCTGGCGGAATATTCACATTCGGAGTACCTTCTGCTGCATAATATTTTGTGCGGCCATTGTCGATATGCTTAAAATATTTCATAGTTATAACTCCGCTGCTGCTTCAAGTACCTGGCCAGATTTAAGTTCTACAAAAAGACCGTTTCCATCCACATATCCTGAACCACTGGCAATCGTAGCAGTTACACTATGAATCCCTGCCGCATTGGTGGACAGAGTGCCATCAACCCCGCCGGCAGATGAATCGATGGTGTTAAAAGTTCCCCATGTCATGGTTGGCGCTGCCCTCATTGTGGTTGGAAAGTCTAACCCGCCAACAATACCAGTTGATGTACTCCTACAGGTTCCAGCCAGACCAACTCCACTGGCAGTAGTCCATTTAACGTAATAGCGTTGGCACTTAGCTAATGTCGTCCCGTAATCTTCTGCTTGAAACGATGTGGAGACACTACCTAATTCCAGTTGCACATTGGCTAGAAAGAAATCGTTGCCCGTGTTGTCGAGTAAATTCTGCTGGTTTGATGTTGCATACCCTTCTGTGCTGGTCTGCCATGCGTCCGCTGTGGATTGGTACGTGCCAGTCGCCATCAGCGGAAAAACCAGCCACAGGCTTGCATTAGCATCGTTGTCGATAACAGGGACAGAGGTGCCGGGGGCGGGGAAATCGACAGTTATGTATTCCCAAGTATTTGCCGACGTGACGGTATATTCCGTGCAGCATGAGTCATTTCCTTCCTGAAGATACACCGCAACGCAATGAGTGCCAGATTTTGGCGATTTAACCCAGAAGCTCAAAGCCAACGGATAATCGTCAGTTGCTTGCCCCCAATTCAAGTGCTGTAGATTCTGCCCTTCCATCTTTTGGAGAACGGCACTGATGTTATTGCCCGAAGTGTCAGTGTCAGCCGTGGTCACGTCAATTTGTAGGCAATATCTAAACGGGCCATCTGTGGTGCCAGCAGTTGCTTGACTGGCGGTGTAACGGCCTGATGAGGATGTTCCGTAGTGTGTCCAACCATCAGTTCCGTAGTAAACATAGTTGGTGCCGCCAATACCCGTCACCGACGATCTTTGAGCCACTGTGAAACCGCCATTCAAAAGCAAATTCTTATTTCCGCCCGGAATTGGATTTGCGCCGCCAGTTATACTGCCGAACCGGAATTGCTCCGTGCCGCCAGCAGTCACTCCAACGGTATCGGCGGCGGGGAAATATAATCCAGTGTTAGTGTCCGCTGTCGCCTGCAATGAAGGCGCCGAAACCGTCCCGGCGGCTGCCGACAACGCGGTCGTGGTCTTCAATGTCGCCAGTGACTGGGTGCCGTCGTACAGCTCGGCCAGATCCTGCATAATCGCCCGCATCCAGTTATTTACGTCCGATGGGGCCATGCCTTCCGCGCACGAAATTGACTGCAACGTCGTGTTGGATGCCGCCGTTTTTGAATAGGCTGATATTGTGTCTGCCATAAATTAACTCCGTAAAAAACCCGCCATCGACGGGCGGGTTGGTTATTGTCGCCGACCAGCGCTCTTGGCGTATGGCGGCTGTGGTTCCATGTCTTGCAGGCGGCCTGCCTGGAATGCGGCCCTCCCGCCTGGGCCAAGTAGCCCACCCCATTTGCCGCCGTAATAGGCGGTCTCACCCATCAAGCGGGGGATGGTTAGCGGTAGCCCTGCAACAAATGTTGGATCACTGAAGGCGTATAGGGCGGCACCGGCAGCAGGCACCCTAGCCAATCCACGTGGGGCTTTTTCGTGTAAGGCTTGCCCCGCCAGTTTCGGCCTCAGGGTTGCTGCCCCGGCCTTCTCTAATTGTTTCGCCAACTGTCCGCGTCGGCCCCAATTCGTATAGACATTGTTTCGCATGATTGATTGCAGGGCCTTTAAGGATGAACCAACCTTTGCCTTTTTCCCCGCCAGCTTAAACTCGTCTTGGATCTCTAGGATCAGGCCGGTGGCCCTCTCGTATTCGGACATGATGTCGGCGTAATCGGGGGCCTGTTCAGCTATCACTTCTCTGACGGCGTGATACATCTCGTCCGCTATTTTACGGTCAGGCGTGCCGAACTTCGTATTTTGCCGGATGCTGCCTATGGCCTGCTTCAGAGCATCGAGGCCCTCGACGGTTCTGAATATGGCCGGATCAGCCTCGGCCCATTCTTGAACTTTATTTGCAATCTTTTCAAACGTACCCGCTACTTCTTCGCGGACGACTTTACCGTGGAAAAGTCCGGCCTCTCCGACATCGCCCAGCTTCTTTGTAATGGGGCCAAAGTCTAGAATCTTTGGATCAGAGGTAACTTCCGCCATTTTACTGGTGTATGCCGCCGCTCGTTCTTCACGTAGACGGGCCAACGCCTTATTAGCGTCATTCACAACCGTATCAAGAGGTGCCTTACCCCGCATATTATCCAGAAAATCCTTGGCCATCTGGCCGCCGGTTTTTCCTGCCTTTGCGGCTGCACTTAAAGCGTCAGAACCGACACCCGTTGTTAGTCCGACGCCTATCTTAGCGACAGGGGCGGCTACCTTTGTTGCTGCGGTGACCGGATCAACAAAATCCGCAGCGGTTTGAACAGCCCTGCCAACTTTACCTAACGCAGACGGCGCACGGGCTGCTGCCCCACCAAATCCGGTTAATACAGTTGCGAGGTCTGCTAAAGATCCGGCTGGGTCTGTCGCCAATGTCCGCTTAATGTTTTCAACGCCCCAGTAACGGTCCATGAAAAACTGACCCACAGCGTCCGCAACAGCTTCGTCGGGCTGTTGGCCAGGAATTAATTTTTGATAAATACCTCTACCAAGAGCCGCTATAGATTTTGCCGTTCCTATCGGATCAGTGAATGGCTGTACTATATCGCTGCCTAACTGGACCGCGCTTTCAGGCAAATTAGAGACAGCTTGCGTCGCGACATCCGACCATGAAAGCGGCCCTGCTACTGGGTTATCAGCAAGTTGAATATCACCGGCTGACATATATTTTTCCGCAGCCGCACTTGCAGAGCCACGAGTTTTATATTTGTCCTGGCCAAAGAATATTTGTCTTCCATCCGGGGTTTTCAGACCCCAACCGGGACGCCCATTCTTTACGGCTTCGACTAGGTCAGCCATTAGCCTTCCTCTGCATTGTTAAAATCGGCGCGATCCCTCATCACAACATCTTTTGGGTCGTACTGATGTCGTATAGCCAAAGCTCTATATTTATCGCTGATGACATTAATTCGGCCCCGTGCGCGGTCGGATAGTTGAATGATCCGCTCTGCCATTGTCTTCGCAACCTTTGGATCGATGATGCCGCCCTTAGTAATTCTGTCGATTTGCAACATTATGGAACCGATCAGGCTTTGCGCTTGCCGACCCAACTTGACCTCACCCTCTCGGACGACACTTTCTGGGTCTAGGGCCGTGATAAATGAGTAGAGTGTTTCAAGCTGCGCTGTCGGACCAATTTCGGGAAGTTTCAGAATGTCCTGCGCCCTCATTCCCATATTTACAATCGGGCTGATGGCGTTGACTTTCTTGTCGTATTCCTTCCGCCATTTCGTCGTTGTATCCAGCATGCTCTGCCGCTTTGATTGGACATCTTGCTGACGCTGACGGGCCTCACCCTTAAATTCTCCCAGCGTCTTGCCAATATCCGGTGATAGAGCGAGGCGCATGGCATCGGTATCAGATAAAGGCGGTGGTCCAGCAGCAGCCATTGACTGAGGCGAACTAACCATTTGTGGGGATACGTTAAAAGCATCACCGCTTTGCCCGGTAGGCGCAGAGACTAATTCAGAACTAGTGGGGGCTAGTGGTGTGCCCACGCCTGGGAGCGAACCCCGGCCACCCAAGTAGCGGCTCAATACCGCACTACGAATTTTTGCTTGTTGTTGAGCCAACGCTCCTGCCCGCAGTGCATTCTGGTATTGCAGCTTATTCATCTGTTGCTGCATCCCAGCAGCCTGGGCCTGACGGTAATTAGCGGTAGCGTTAGCCATTGCGTTCGCCATCGCCGCGCCCGTGCTGACCGGCATACGGGTTGGCCCGCCTGCTTGTGTCAGCGCCTGCGCGGCACCACCTAACGCCGCCCACCGGGGGTCGAGAAGGCCGCCAAAGCCAGTGCCACCGCCGACCTGGCCGAACAGTCCTGAAAATGGATTTGCCATGGCCGCCCCCTAACCCAACAAACTCAAGCCAGCGCCGCCAAGCGCGCCCAGCCAAGGATTGACGCCCACCATATTTGCGAACTGCGCCCCAGAGAATGCGCCGCCAAGACCGCTTGCCACGGGGTTCTCGTAGTACGGCGTGGCGGCTTGCCAACTTCCCGTGCCTGACAACGGCATCCCTTGGATTTGACTGATGTATGCACTAAGCATGTCCCTCGGACGCTGCTGGTAGAAGCCGAAACGTGCGACCTTGTCGGCCAGTTCCCTTTGAGCCTGCGCCCCTTGGGTTGCGCCGATTGCCGCCAGCCTTGCCGGGTCGGCGTAGTCAGTGGCTGCTATCTGCGGAGCCATGCCGATCATTTGATTTTGTCTCGCCCGTTCGGCTGCATATTGCGTAGCACCAACGTCGGCTAAACCACGACCGAATGCCTCTGTGGCCCTCTCGGTAGCTAGGGCCTGTGCGTTGCTGCCAAGCCTGCCAGAGCGGGCAAACTGCGACGTGATGCCTGGTAGTACCTGTTCCGTGAATTGCTGCACAGCAGGCCTTACAGCAGCGCCATACATCTCTTGATATCGGGGGCCGCCCAGCCAACTACCCTGTAGAGTATCCACCGCGCCCTGTTGCGCCAGGGGGTTTAGCGGATTACCGCCAAGCGCCCGCAAGCGAATGAGGTTTTGCGCTGCGATGGTATCCGCCGATTGTGGCGCTACCGTGCTGAATGGATAATATTCCTGTGGCGCAGTCTGGTATTGCCGCTGCGCCTCACCAAGACCATACGATAGGTATGGCTGCACGCCAGACCATGGGTCTCTATTTTCAGTCGTAACGATCTGTCCGCTAGGTTGCGATGATCCGCCTTTAGACATTTATATCTCCTTGGCCAACACAGTGGCCACTTCCTTGTAATCTTTAAGCCGACGCGCCCAGCCTTTACGGCCCACCAGTTCAATACGCCGACACCCTTGCGAGCGCGCCCACGGTATTAGCCGGTCACGCTCAAGCTCCCGCAATTCGTCGTATTCACCGCCAGCCAGCCAGATGCGGCAGTGGTTGCCGTTTGGGTAACCAACAATCTCCGTAATCATTGCCGAGTTCTCGGCAGGCCAGAATTGCGCCTGGTCGTTCCGCAAAAGGTCGAGGATGTCATGCTCGGTATGCGTATCACCCGCGTGTTCAAGAGCCGCCAGGATGTGGTGACGCAAGCGCTTCCATTCATCCCAGAATGACGTAGCGGTAGGTTCTGTCGCTCTGGCTGTTGTTTGCATGGGTCAGCGTTAAAGTCTGCTTTCCTTGACTGCTTACATAGATCGTGCCGTTGCCTACTTCAGCCGAAGCGTTGGCTGTCGTGGGCATCAGGCCGAAATAGCTAGTCGCACTTAGTCGCTTGTCAGCCACCACAGTGCTTGCCGCACTGGCGGTCAGAGTCACGCTGCCAGTGGCATTGATGCCGCCGTCTAGCGCCCGGTTGACCACTTCTGCGACCTGGCGCGGCGTAGCGCCAGCTTGTGGAAGCCTCCTGAATTGGTTGTCAGCCATTACCGCATACCAGCGGCCTGTGCCTGGACATCAACGCCTTGAGCATTTGTCCAGACGCCGCTGACATTCAGCCTGACCCGATGAAAGCGGCCATTGGCGCGAACAGGTGCCCAACCGTCATCGTTAACGCTGGCGGCAGTCGTAGCTGTCTCATCGTCTTGCTGCCGGTTGCGAGTTAGCACCTGCACCGTTGTCGTTGGGCTGATCCCAGTGACCAGAGGCGTAACCGCGTTGACCATTGTTCGCTGGCCATCAGGCAATGTCTGTTCGCCAGTTTCAATTACACTGGTCAGGGCGGTGCCGGTGAACGTGCTGATCTTGCTGTCATCACTGCCAGCAAAAGCGAACTCGCCACCCTTCCAGATAGGGTCATCCAAGCTGGCTGGCAGTGCGTCCAGGCTGCTGTTGACGTTGTTCAGTTCTTCCAGCGTGTAGCCAGCCGTGTAAATTGGCGCGACCAGATCCGTTTCCACCTCGCCTCGTGACCAGCGGCCAAGCGAATAATTGTAGACCAGCAACTTGTTTGGCTGCGATCCGCCATTGCCGTCTGAATACGCCAGGACGTAGAGTTTGTTTACTGGATCGATAGCCGCCGAACAGCGTTCGACATCACCAAGGTTCAGGTCGTCTGCGAAGAACCTATCAACTTTCTCCGTGCCTATCGGAGTCGATGTCGCTCCATCAAAAAGATAAAATCCGTCGCCGCTGTAGTAGATCGTGTTGTTGCCGATTGCTGCCACGCTGCCTGGAATGGCACAGCCCCTGGCGGTTTCAACGGCATCGAACTGGAAGACCAAAGGCGAACCAGCGTATGTGCCGCGGACAATGCCTTCTTCGCATAAGATGGTGGCGAACTCGCCGCCAACCAGGCCGGTAATGGCACCGAGGCCATAGATCGTCTGACTGTCCGCCTGCGTTGTGGCGCTGGCCGCCCAGCTTGTGCTGTCGCCAAGCGCCGACCAGAGGACTTGCTGGTTGGATGTCGAAGTGTTTGCCGTCATCACAAAGTCCCTGACGACATCAATATATTTGCACGTCGGTGCGCCGGAAACGTCAGCGAAAAGCGATGAGCTGCCAAGCGTGTAGCTCTGTAATATCTGCGAATTACTGGCTGCTATGACGATGTTACCAAATTGGACGAAGCGCCAAGGCTCATCGCCGCTCAGCGTGTAATTACCGGACTTGCTGACATTGTCGAGGTCACTGTCACCAGCGCCGAACAGGTATAACTTGGTGCCATCGCCAGCAAATAGCTTGACCGTGCCGTTGGACTGCTTGGCCGGAAAGATGCCACGCAACCGGGCATCGGCTGCGTTCGATAGCGCTGACAGACTGGGCAATGGCCGGTAGCCGCGCGCCGTGGGTATGACGTTCTTGGCTTCTGCGCAGCCAGCATTAAGAGTGGGCTGGTCGGGCGTCCATTCGCCAAAATTAACTGCCGTCATTGCCTCGCCCAACTTTCATTTCCTGTCGATACCGTGGCCCAGACTTCAGACCCGGCACTTATCTCCGACCACGTTTCGCTTTCATCCGATACGGACGACCAGTCTTCGCCAAGGATTTCTCCAGCAGCAACCACCGTCACCGTCGGGGTCAAGGCGGCCTCACCAAGCCCTAGTCGAACACCTTCCGCGCTGATTGCGGCACTCGCCGCCAAGGCGCTTTCGCCCAATGCAACCCGAACGCCAGCGGCAGCAACCGTAGCCGAGACGCTTGGCGTGGCTGCGCCTAGCGCAACCCGAACACCAGCCGCCGCAACTGTTGCTGAAACACTTGGCGTAGCCGCGCCTAGCGCGACCCTAGTTCCTGCCGCTGCAACTGTTGCCGAAACGCTTAGTGCTGCCGCACCGCCGATGATCTTTTCGGCTGTCGC